TTGTTTCTCTATAGATGCTATGAACTGGGTAGCATTTATACCACATTTTAGCTCAAAAGTCAAGTCTTTTCTGCAACTATTTCTTGTTAGGCTGTACAGGCGTTATAAACAACGTTGCCTATAGTGACACAGTGCGGATTTATGGCAAATAAATAGTCTCCGCAGACGCAATTGTTTCCTCAATCAATACAGCTACTTAGCATTGCATAGACTATGTTGCTAAATTGACCTTTTTTGTTAAATTTAAGTTGCTAAATTGCACTATTTTGTGCTTGGTAGCCTACCGTCACAATAATTCCTGCAGCGAAAACACCCCCGCCCCTAAAAAGCTACCCCGCCTTAGTTGGCACGATTATTGCATAGCTGCAGAGCCTCCAAAGTTGGCATGATTCTTGCATGGTCAGCAGAGCCTGCAGAGTTGGCACGATTGTTGCATAGCCTGCGCAGCTGCAGTGCTAGCAGAGACTGGGGAGACTGTCAAGACTTGACAAGTGTGTGTGTCTGTGTTGCTGCCTATAGAGACACCAGAGACACCACAGAGACTCTACAGCACCAGAGCCAACGCAATCCACAGCAACATAGTACCTATACACACGAAAGTTCATAACAGCACGAGAGTCCCTATACACACGAAAGTTGCTAGTGCTTCTATATAGGCAACAAAGAGCAGTGCAAATTAAATTGTAAATTAGTTGTTAAATAGTGTTGACAAGGCGAAATCACTTGTATATCTTAGCAACCACTGGCGCAACAAAGCGCCCACAACTAAGGAGCAACACCATGACAGACACAACATACAACGGTCACGACTCTTGGGAGCACTGGAACGTTTCACTGTGGCTCAACAACGACGAGCACCTATATAACAAGCTGTGCAACTACGCCGAGCTAGCGGCTTACATGACACTCAGCAGAGCTGACGCTTTTGGCGACTTGATGGCTGCACTACCCTCTGAGACGCCTGACGGCGCAGCGTACACGCCTGAGACTGTCAAGCCTCTATTCGATGAACAAGTAGCAGAGCAGATACGCTACAGCTAAGGAGAAAAATAATGTTTAGCACGGTCTTGTTTGTATTCGCAGGCGCACTGGCGCTGCTTGGTTGGTCTACAATCGTCGCAGGCTTTGTGCTGTCGCTTAAGAACAGGCGACGACGTAGCCACTACAAAGAGAAGGAAGCCGTAGAGCTGATGCTGTGCGGCGCTGTTATCATCGTACTAGCGGCGCTGCTAGCGCTGTCGTCACTATAACCAACAAAGGAGTAGCAACAATGCTAGACCGACGAATAACCGACAAAGAGTATCTAGACCACGTAGAGAAAGAGTTAATTCCTGAGATGCTTGCTGTCGATTGTTATGGAATTGCACAAGATTTGGTAAAACTATTAGGAATAGCCAGAGAAGGCATCGAAGAATACCCAACAAAGGAGCAGCAACAATGAACACACACGCACAAGTAACAATCAAGACCATCTACGGACAGGACAGAGTCTACCCTGCAAACGACGTAGCCTACTCACTGGCTGCTTTGCTAGGCTCTAAAACGTTCACCAGAGAGCAGATCGCCAAGGCTAAGGAGTTGGGCTTTACGTTCGAGATAAAGGCGCAGGAGCACGTGTTATGAGCGCCTACGAGCCACAGCAGGCTAGAGAGCTAGCCAGGCTGCTGAAGCTAAAGAAACCTACGCAGCTGCAACTGATGGACATAGAGCGGCTAGTTGGCATTCTAGGCGTCTATGGTGAGCAGCTGTATAAGATAGCAAAGGAGGACATAAAATATGGCTATTGAGTTTGACAGCCTAGAACACGCGCTAGAGGAAGCTGTTTGGTGTGCTGAGACATACGCCACAAGACAGGCCATTGTACACTTAAACGGACGCTACGGCGTTTGCGGAGCTGATGAAGCCAAGAGCTTGCGAGACGTGCTAGAGATTGTCACACCAACACACGAGACTGCTGTGCAGCTCAAACATTTACTATAGGAGCACTGCGTTATGTTTTACATTGTTAAAGAGATTCTATATATTACAGCAACGGGCTTAGCTTTGGCGCTGCTGTTTGCTTGGCCTTTACTCACTGCTTAGGAGCATTGCATTATGTACAAAGAAGACGGACTCACCTACTTAGAAGACCACGACCTAGACGTACTAGAGCAGGCAACGCTAGACGAAGCACGACACAGGCTCTACAACGACAGAGCGCTACTGTGGGAGGCTCTTGGCCCTGATGCGTTACCTACAGACGCAGAGCAGGCAACGAAGCTAGAAGACGCCATAGCAGCTGCCTTAGTTGATGGGACGCACGCAGAGCTAGGCAGGCTCATAGCTAACATGGCTCTAGAGTATGCCTTTAAGTGTTGTCACGACCAAATCTGTGACGACTGGGAACGCTATATAGACGAGGTGGGTTAGTATGGGACTCTACTGTAACGGCTGCATAACTCTGAAGGTTAAAGAGAGCGCCTGTGTGTGTCGTGTGATGTATGACATTGACCATTGGCCGCTAGAGCTGCATGAGCTACGACAGCAGAGCGCTAGAGTAGATGACCTGCTGCATCGTCTCAACTGGGTAGTAAAGCACCTAGTCGCTAGAGGGGCTGCAGCGGCGGGGGAGACGTCAGGAGAATAGCACGGATTTAACAGACTGAATAGATGAAGAGGTGACAAGATGCAACAACTTGAAATGCTAGAGACGACAGACAAGCGCAGGTGTAGCGACTGCAAAGAGATTAAAGAGAAAGAATCCTTTTCTCTGTGTAGGAAAAATGGGCGGCAGACAACCTGTAAAGAATGCCACAGCCGCTACAACAAAGAGCATTATCGAAAAAATAAGAAGGTTTTCAAAGAACGGACTAAAAATTACTCTAAAAATAAAGCAAAAGCTAAGTCTGCTGTGTCCTATGCCATCAAAAAAGGCAAACTAATTAGACAGCCCTGCGAAAAGTGCGGAGCTGAGAAGACAGACGCGCACCATGACGACTACGCCAAGCCTTTGGAAGTGCGTTGGCTGTGTCGCAGCCATCACATACAATGGCACGTTAAAAACGAGGCTTTGAATACCTTTACTGTCAAACACTGGACACCAACCAAGGAGGCGCAGAGATGAGCGTATTACGTTGCGAGCGTTGCTTAGGCGACGTTAAGACTAGAGGTATTATTTGCGATGATTGCCTTAGAGACTTTTATTGGCTACACTCGCTCTGGATGGCAGGACTAAATCAAACTAAGGAGCAAGACAAATGACAGAATGGAACTGGGCAATCGCCTTTAATAACGGTTTTGGCTTCTACTTCGGCATTGTAGAGACGCAAACGGCTGTAGGAGTGACAGAGAGTGGCGAGCGTATACAGTTTGACATTGGCGGTTTTGAGCTGCTCTTGCCTTTCGTTGTCATTCAGCTGCTAGAGTCTCGCTACCATGACGAGGACGACTTCTATGCCTGATTACAAGCAAACACACCAACCCTGCAGCGACTGTGGCAGCTCTGACGCGCTGACAGTCAACGAAGACGACTCGACTTACTGTTTTTCATGCGAGAAGTTCACCAGAGCTGCCGACGTTGACCTAGAAGTAGCCGTTAGAGTCCCACAGAAGCCGCTCACGGGCTTTGAAGGCTTCGAGGCAACTCTGGCAGCCCTAGCGACTGAAACGTTCTCTGGCGTCCCTGAGCGCGGTCTGAGCGCGGCCACGATGAAGAGTTATGGCGTGGTGCTGAAGTCTGGGCAGGTCATTTACCCCTACTTTGAGCCAACAGAGCCTAATTCACCAGTGGCGGCAAAGGTGCGCTATCCTGATAAGCGTTTCCAAACTAGCGGAGACTGGAGCAAGGGCGGTCTATTTGGTCAACAGTTGTTTCCCAAGGGCGGCAAGTACGTAACCCTTACAGAGGGCGAATATGACGCTTTAGCGGCTTTTCAGATGATGGGCAGCAAATACCCTGTAGTCAGTATCAAGAACGGTGCTAGCAGCGCCCTGAAGGACTGCAAAGCCTCTTACGAGTGGCTAGACAGCTTCGACACCATCGTTGTCTGCTTTGACGCTGACGAGCAGGGCGCAAGAGCTGCTGACGAGGTTGGTCAGCTGTTCGGCGGCAAGGCTAAGATAGTGAAGCACGCCAACGGCTACAAGGACGCCTGCGACTATCTAGCCAACAATGACGGCGCGGCTTTTAACAATGCTTTCTGGAAGGCTGAGAAGTACGTCCCTGACGGCATTGTAAACGCTGCGTCACTGTGGGACGAAGTCAACACACCTATGCAGACAGCTGAGGTGGTGTATCCGTTTAAGGGTATTAACGCCCTGACTTACGGCATACGCCCTGCAGAGCTTGTCACTGTCACTGCAGGCAGCGGCTTAGGTAAGTCTCAGTTCTTGCGTGAGGTAGTGTGGTCAACTCTGCAGCAGACAGCCTACAACATCGGCTTGCTGTTCTTAGAGGAGAGCATACGCAAAACAGCCTTGTCGATTATGTCGCTAGCGGCAAACAAGCAGCTGCACCTGCCCACGACTGTGAGCACTGAAGAGGAACGCAGAGAAGCCTTTGACGCGACGTTAGCTGACGAGCGCTTGTATCTGCTAGACCACTTCGGCAGCACAGACGTCGACAACATTGTCGGTCGTGTGCGCTACATGGCTAAGGCGCTCGACTGTCGCTATGTCTTTCTTGACCACGTCTCAATAGTTGTGTCGGCGCAGTCTAACCTTGACGAGCGGAAGGCATTGGACGAGATAATGACTAAACTGCGAATGCTTGTGCAGGAGACAGGCATTGCATTGTTTGTTGTTAGCCATCTGCGCCGCCCTGACAACAAAGGACACGAGGAAGGCGCTGCAACGTCTTTGTCACAGCTGCGAGGCAGTGCGTCAATAGCACAGCTTAGCGACATTGTGTTAGGTCTGGAGCGTGACGGACAGGCTGACGACATCATTACAAGAAACACCACGGCTGTGCGTGTGCTAAAGAATCGCTTTAGTGGCGAGACTGGACGCTGTGCAGACCTTTACTTTGACAGCACGACTGGACGAATGGT